GCAGCGTCTTGTTCCAGCCTTCGTCGCGCCAGCGGTTCGTCCACTGCATGACCTTGCCGAAGTCCTTCATAGCGCCACGTCGTAGGTGTGGGATTGATTCAGATACGACGCTGATCTCGGTCTTGGTCTTTGCCGCGATGTTGATTAGCACTGCAAGGATGGCGATGGTTTTTCCGTTCCCCCACCAGTTGCCCAGTGGGGGTCAACATCCAGCAGATGTCCCGCCCTGAATGACTTTCTTCCGAGCGGCCACCTGCCGAATGCGTTTAATTGCAGTTGTGTATTTGAAACTCAATCTAATTGCTTAATCTTCTCGATGTAAACCACCGCATCCATCAACTCCTCCTGCAAGTGTTGCAGCCACTCCATCAGCGTCAGGTCATCGCGCTCCATGGTCGTGCCGTACTTCTCCTTGCCCTTTTCTGCTCTTGTCCTAAGTTGGACAACAACGGCCTCGGTGATTGCGTCAGTCATTGGTGACGTGGTTGATGCGTGCCTGTGCTATTGCGACGTACTCGGCCTCGCGTTCAATGCCGATGAAGCGGAAGCCTTCCAGCACTGCCGCCTTTCCTGTTGATCCTGACCCCATAAACGGGTCGAGCACAAGTCCATCGGGTGGCGTTACGAGCCTGCACAGGTATCGCATCAGGTCGGTGGGCTTGACTGTTGGGTGGTGGTTGTGTTTTGGGGTTGCTGTTACGGGGTCATGCTCTTTGCCTCCAATGCCGTTACCCATAGTGGGGGCAAAGCGTGCATCAATCCCCTCACACCCCGCATCCCTATCCGCCTTGCTCGCCTTGGCGCAGTAGAAGAATCGTGCCGAATCTTTCAGCAGGTCGGTCACCTCCTCGCTTCCATCGTGGATGAAGTTGGCAGGCCAGCGGCCTTTGGTTTCGTCAGCATCTTGTCGAGCAAATCCACCACCATATATTCCATTTGTATTGTTTTCGCCAATACCTTGTTTGCGTGGCCCAAACTCTCCTTTAGTATCATTTGCGGCCATACCCACCCTTCCCCCATCCACGTTGATAGCCCCTGTGCCGTATTGCAGCACGTTCTCCGCAACAGTGCCAATCAGCGGCTTGCGTGCTACGGTGATAGGCTCAAGGGCAGGCTTGAGCGCAGTTCCCCAGCCCTTGGCTACAAACGGTCCAATCGGTTTGCCGCAAACAGCGCAATCTTCCCCCACTCGGCTTTTTTGTGACTGCCGTTGCACGGCCACAGTTCCAAGTTCTCTGGGCTGTTGTTCGATGGATTGTGATCTAAATGGTGTACCACTTCTATCCGTGTCAACAAACGTCCGCACATCTGAGCCATGACCAGCCGATGCTGCATGATGTAGCCGTCTTTGCGTGCCATTGGCAATGCCCAATATGGCGCCCTTACGTACAACACCTCGGTGTAATTGCCCTTCCTCTTGAATTGCGTTACGCCGCCCTTCCATGCCGGATTGTTTGCCCCCTGCAGTTTCGGGTTCGGACCCCTCAGCCCGAATGAGCGATGCGTCGTGTTCCGACACGCTCGACTGCAAAACTTCCCTACATTGCGCTGCATTGTCGACGGCCTGCGATATATCGGTTTGCCGCATTTGTCGCACGTCGCGTTGGGTCTGCGATTCGGTTCCATGACCACAAATATAGTGGTTGTTTGGTTCCGGTCTATCACAGTGGCAAAGTTTTTTTCCTATGTCGTGGTTTTTTGGGAATCCGCTGCCATATACGTACGCAATCATATCCCGAATCTCGAAACCTGCATCCTCAATCCTTACCGCCATTCTATGCTGTGTCCTCGTTCCGGCAAAGGCCAGCAAATGCCCACCTGGTTTTAACACCCGAAGGCACTCCGCCCACACCTCAACGCTCGGCACGTCATAGTCCCACTTCTTGCCCATGAACGACAGGCCATACGGCGGATCAGTAACAACAGCGTCAACGCTGCAATCAGGCATAGCACGCAAGACCTCGATGCAGTCGCCGTGTATTAGTTCAGTCATTGAATAGCGGCTGTTCGATTTTGACTTCAGCTTGTGTCTTATCAGCCAAGCCGTTGAGGCGCTGCGTGATGCTGGCGTTATACTGTCCAACCATCCCCCCCTCGATTTGATCACGTCTTATAGCCTTGCGTATGCGGGAACAGATAGGGACATACGCATCGTATCGGCCCTGTTTGTTTTCAAAGTAGTCGCTCAAATCTGTGATGACCTGCAGGTCTGCAACGTACAGTTCAAAGCCTTCCATCGTCAATGGTCTTTCCAGTGGCTCATCCTTCTGCATCCCATCCTTGCCAACAAATACGACCCTCTTCCTTGGGTTGCTCTTGACTTCCTGAACATAGGCCGCAAACAACTCCCACATCCGCTCGGGTGTTTCAATGTACTTGCCGTGTCCCTTGCTCGTGCCCATTACGCCTCAATATTTGTGACGATTTCAATGATCTTCTCGATAACCGCGACCTTGGCATGCAGTGCATTCGGTGCATCGCTGTCTTCAAGCGAATCCAAAATATTGGACAAATTTGTCAACAATGATCCGCGATCCTGCCAGTCGAGTGCTCGAGCGTCCTGTTCCGCTGTGATGTCGGGTTGGTGTGTCATATCAATCTTCGTTTAGTTCGCCCAATTCTCGTAGCTTGTTCCTGCTCCAGCCAAGCGCCGCCTTGCCTCCCCAAAGGAGGTAGCTGATGTATCCGCAGTCGCTGGTGCTGTCTGCGTTGTCGTAGTACGTTTCCGCGCGCGATAGGTAACTGTGCATTCGCTTGATCGTTTCAAGGCTGATGCCTTCGCCCTTGGCCAGTTGCTGCGCCCTCACCTTGCCTGTCTGCGTTGCGCACTTGTTGCCGTTGCGCTCATTGAGTTCGATGCCGCGCTTGGCGTTGTTGCGCACACCCTCGCCGTAGTCTGCGTAGGTGTCAGCAAAGGCGCTGCGGTCTGCCTCCCACTGCCTCGCGCAAACAAGGTAGCGCTGCTGCTGGCTCGGGAACTCGCTGGCAGTTTTGTCATCACCCATGCAACGCTGGATGAAGTCCGTTTTGCTTTCGCTGTCTGTTGGTGTAGGTAGTGGCATAGTAGTAAATATCATTGAGTCGATAATCGTGCGCGTGCGTCCATTGCGTCAGCCATCATCTCCTGTAATCGGGAAACGGCGCATGATCCACACCACCAGTTCGTCCGTCCGTAGCCGTTGGCGTTAGCCACGTTCTCCAGCATCGACACCTCGCCCGGTGAGAGCGACATCGTCTGCGATGCATAGTAGCCGTCAAGCTTGTGCTTCACCGATAGCACCTGCATTGCTTCGTCAAGTGTCATTTCTCCGACAGTTTAATGATCAGCACCGTCAGCCCGGCTGAAGAAAGACCGACAGGAATAGCAAGCAGCCAGTGCAGGTTGGAGGCTGCGACGGTCAGAACTACGCCCCACCAAAACGCAAGGCAGGTCAGGCAGGTCAGCGGCTTGCACCTTGCGTAGCGGTAGTACCACATTGGCAGCACGTTATAGCGGTTCATCGCCAAGGAAGTCATAGTGGCCAAAAGCAAGATAGTAATCAGGTCCAAGTTCATGTTTTAGTCGTTGTTTGCAGTTGTTGATCGTGTACGAAATTGATCGCCAAGGTATCTTGGTGTGGCGCTCGATGAGTTTCTTGTTGCCCAGTTCAAGCCACAGGAGGAATAACTGTTTGTCGTATGGGTAGGCACCGGCTTTTGCCCAGCTATCCATGACTTCGATCGCGCGTTGAAAAATCGCATCAGGCCGCTGGTCATACGGCTCATCAGCTGCCTCCAGCTGAATGTCGGCGATTTCCTCGCGCAGCTCATTGTGTCGGTAGTCGCGTTGAAATTTAGAGTTGCGACTTCGGTAAAGGTTGATAGCCATGCGCACGACGTAGAAGTTGAGGTAACCTCCTGCGTGCATTGCTTCGATCTTATCGGCTGGCTTTTCATAAAGTCGGATGACGAGTTCATGTTCAAGGTCAGGCGCAAGGTCAGGCGTAGCCAGCTGCCGCGCTATCTGCCGCAGCTTGCCGCTCGTGTAAAGCGTTAGTATGATCGTGCGTGCCTCCACATTGGTCGCAAATATACATAGTATCTTTTGGTCTGACGTTGTGCGGCTCGTGGCGCTTAATTTCTTTCAGCCACGTGTATTTGTTCATGGTCACCTGCAGGATGTAGATGACCTCCAAGCCGTGGTGTACTGTCGAATAATGGCGACGCATCAGCTGGGCTATCTCCATCAGCGTCATTTGCATTTTACTGCGCATCAAGTGCATGAGGCAGTATCGCGCTTCGGCGACTTCGCGGTGACGGTCTTGGCTCTGCATCTGACGCAGGCCAACGCCGGTGCGCTTTGTCACCTGTTCGGCGTAGTAGTAGAATTCCTTTTGTCTATTCATTGGTGGTGGTTGGTTTGTTGATTGCTTTGAGAAAATCATCCAGTGATCGGACGATGTGGTACTTGTAGCCTGCCGCTTCGATCTGCATCTGCCAAATCTTCTGCGCCACGTTTTGCCGCCCTGTTTCGGTCTTAAACTCCAGCGCTATCATCCCTGACGGCGACAGGTAAAGCATGTCAGCGACGCCAGCGACAACGCCCATGCCCTTCATGACTGCGCCTTGATAGCTGTTGTTGCTGTTGTTGTTCACCGCAAAGAGTAATCCGCGCTCTGCTTGGTAGTTGTTCCAGTGATAGACGAAGCACTGGGATTGTAGTCTGAATTCTGAAGACATTTGAATAGTGGTTGTCCGTGATCGTTTTTGAGTTCCTGCAAAAAGAAAAAGTACCCCATGCGGTATCCGCACAAATTTAGCAATTTCTTTGCGGTTTGTTTGTCCTTGATGATGTTGTGCAACACCCAGTGTAGCTTGATTTTCTTTAGCTTAATCAATGCCGCCACCTCTTCCAATGTTGCCTGTTTTGCCATGTTGCGGTAGTCGATTGGTGTGTAGCTTCCGTTGATTTGCAATATGACTTCCTCACCCATCTCACCGACTTTGACTGGCGCGACGTAGCCGCACGCAGGACATTCTGCCAATGCGGATAGCATGATGTACCCGCACTTCCGGCAGTTCTTCTGCGGCGCGACGCCTTTGCTTTTCTTAGCTTTTTTCTCCAGCTTCCAAACGCGGTCAAACTCCCACGCCTTGTGCTGCTCCCTATTGTTGCCGAAGTCCAGTATGGTGAACTCCTTCTTTGTCGGCGTCACTCGGCTACCCCTGCCGCACATCTGAAGGTATAGCGGCAGTGACTTTGTCGCACGGTAGAGGATTACGACTTCAACATTCGGATCGTCGAAGCCAGTTGTTAAGATGCCGCAGTTGCACAGGATGCCGTTTGCACTTGCCTTAAACCACGCCAACACCTCCTGTCGTTCATCAGGCTTCATCGTGCTATCCAAGTGCCTCGCTGGCAATCCTGCGCTTTGCAGTTCGTCGCATAGCTCTTTGCTCGACGCAATACTTGGCGCAAATGCCAGCGCCTTCTTGCCAGTGCAGTAAAGGAGGTAGTTCGTTATCACTCCGCGAAAGACCTTCTGCTTGCTGTACGCCGCCCCCAGTTGCGCCGCGTCGTAGTCGCCGTTGTAGGTTCGCACTCCTGTCAAATCTACTGGCACGCTGTACGTCGTTGGCGTGGCGAGGTAGCCGTCGTCTATCAACTCGCGGATAGTCACAGGATCGACGATTTTCGTGTAGAATTCCTTGAGCGCCTTTTGGTTGCCTTCGCGATGCGGCGTTGCTGTCGCACCTATGACCGTTGCTTTATCCGGTATGTAGGCAAAGAGTTTGTCAAAGCTGCCTTTGTGCGCCTCGTCGATGATTACGAGGTCGATGTCCTGCATCATCTTTTCGTATTCTGCCTTTCCCATCCTGCGATTCAATGATTCTATCATCGCAATGTAGCATGTTGAAGGCTGCAGCTTTGCGTTGCCCTGCCTGATGGCGACAGGTGAAACGTCGAAGCGTGTCAGTGCGCCGTCGGTTTGCGTCAGCAGTTCGACGCGGTCAGTAACGATCAGCACCTTCTTTCCTTTGCTTAGCGCAGATTGCACCATAGCGCTAAACATGACGGTCTTGCCGGCACCTGTTGGCGCGCAGAGGATCACGCGCCTGTTGCCTTCCCCAATGGCAACGCGCAGTTGCTCAATGGCCTTTTGCTGATATGGTCGGAGTGTAGTCACTTGTAGTCGGTTTGTAGTAGGTTTTTTGCGTGAAAAGTTACTACAAAAAAACGGCCTTTGCAATAGCGTGGAGGGCATTTTTTGAGTTTGTAGTAAGTGTAGTAAGACTTTTTTAATAAAAAGAGTATGTATTATATGATGACGATATGAATAATATTCACGCACATATAGGGTTTCAAAAGTGCGTTTGTAGTAACTACATCTTACTACAAAATTGGAGGAATGTACGTTTCCAAGTCGCTGGGGCATATTTGCCATTTTTTGATTGGGCACTTGCCTGCCTCCTCCCTTCGACTTTGCTGAATGTAACCGAGTGCTTTCAACTGCTGGCCAAGCTTGTGGAGGCTCAACGACTGCCGTGAATTCATGTCGATGTAAACTTTTATCTCGCTGGTGGTCATCCACTTTTGCACGTTTGTACTTGGCGGCTTAAAGTATTTGACGATCAACTCGCGCTCCAAGCTGGGTTGCTCGTTGTCCATCGTGTTGTTGTTGAGGTATGCCGTGTCTTGCTGATCCAAATACCATGCCTTCGGGTTCGCCTTCCATTCATTGTACAGCTCTATCCACAGGTCTACTTTGTCGATGGCTTCGTAGCTATCCCAATCAATGCTGACCACGTCAATCGGCACGATGCGTCGATTCCCTGTCGGATCGTTTATGATTTCGGCCTCGTTTGAGGTGCCGCACAAAACTGCTATGCGCCGCAGTTCTTCGTGGACTTTGCCGTATGGCTTTCGGATCGTGAACGTCTGCCGGCTGGAAAGTTCTTTCAGCTTTTTGGCCTCCTGTTTGCTTTTGCCTCCAAATTCGTCGTCGCAGAGTATTATCTTTTTACACATCAGGATCTCATCATCCTTTCCTGCATCGAGTTTTGACTCGCCATAATATCCGCGTAGCTCATCGGGTAGTAGGTGCCGGAAAAAATTCGTCTTGCCGATACCTTGCGCACCTGTCAATACGAGGCAGATCACCGAGTAGTCGTAGTGCATAGATGCAATTACGCCATGTAGCCATTTTTTGAGGAAATTAGCGACGTAGAATGGATCGTGACCTTTGGCGTGTATACAGTCCACCAACTGGATGAAATTGCCTCTCGGTTGACGTGAGGCGTGTTTAGCGAAGAACTCTGCAAATGGGTTGTAGCGCGATGTATTTTCACTGTCGATAATATCAAAGACCAGTTGCTTTTTTACCTTTGATCCGTAGGCGTGAACGGCTTGCAGGTAGATTGTGTTCAGCTCTCTATCGGTCACTGGATCTCCTGCTTTCTCGTAGTTGCGTGTTATTTCATTCATGCGGATGTTGATGCCTCCGATAAATGTTTTAAGCGCGTCGAGCATCTCATCCGCGCTTGGCTTTTCAATGTCTTTTTCTTCCAGTGCAAAAGCCTGCGTGACGCGTTCTTCTACATCTTCAAGGCCGTCTACTTCGGTGAGGTAGCTTATGGTTTCCTTTCGTGCGTCGTCGGTAGACCTGAATCCACCAGCGACGCCAACGCGTGCGCGGTTAATAAGCGACATGCGTTCAATTCGCTTTGTCTGCTCGGTCTGCGTTTCTACGCCAGCGGCGCGCGCCATGTAAACGAGTGTTGCATACGTTATCTCGCGCCTTGATGACCTTTGCAATTCTGCGTATTTGGCGTCGCACTTTTGCGCGTTGTACTTGGCGCTCATCTGCGAGAGTGTGTGAAAGTGATCCAGTCCTTTCGGATCGTCTTTGTACTTGCTTATCAACGCGCAGCCGACGCGATACCAGTCCTGATAGCCTTCGCATAGATTGATGTTCCGGCTCACTATTTGCGCGATCATGTAGTCGCTATCTGATTCGTTGCCGACGTACTGCGCGCGCATAGGCGCGGACGTCTTCGGCAGATAATCTTTGAAGCGTGCTGGCTTTTTCTCTGCGATGTATAGGTCAGGGTCATAACTAACGTAGCGCAGGCGCGTCACGTCTTTGCACGCGCGGTCTACTATCAGCTCATACCTGTCGGCGATACGCTTTTCAAGACCAAGGTAGGCGTCAAGGTGTCTATTTGGATCGATCGGGAAGATGGCGCAGTAGCCTTTCCCTCCAGCGGATCGGAACATGGCGTATAGCAATGGATCGTGTCGCAGCTTAGCAGCGCCCACTTCAATGTTTGGGTTGTCCTGTTCGTCGATGTCCATGCAGATAAAGCCGCTATGTTGTATGAGTTGATCGGATTTGCGCGCCTTAAACTCTCCGCTTGTCGTGAAGGCAGGCAATTTGTCTTTTCCTGTCTTCCCGGTTCGATATGCGAGGATGTGATCCTGCCAGCGTCCGTCTTTTATGTTGGCCAGTACGGTATTGAGGTCGCCCGAATTTATCGGCGTTGTATTGCGGTGTGAATCGAAAATGGATACTTTGATTGACATGAAAGGGATTTGTGTTGAGGTATGTAGAAAAAAAGCCCCGACTGGTCGTAGCAGTCGGGGCAGGCCAAGGTAGCGGCTTTGCTTACGTTCACGAGCGGCTACGACCTCGCTGGCAAACTCTGATACAAATATACAACATTAAGTCATATTGCGACCTCGCAGGTCGTGTTCATCTGCAACTTTATGCATCGCGTCAATGATGTTGTTGTCGATGTAGGTTGCAGCCATCGCAAGGTCGTAAAACAACTCCACCAGTTCAGTAGCAGTGAGTTCGCTGTCGTCACTTTCGATGCTGATGCGCTTGCCGTCGATTTGCAGGCTTAGCTTTAAGCCAAGGTCAGAAGGGAAGTTTGTTGTCATAGGTTAGTTGATTATTGTGTCGATTAGTTGAATTCTCTTGCCTATCCAGCGCATCACCGGGACCGCCATTGAATTACCGCAAGCCTTGTACCTTGGCCCATCAGGACATTGGTCGGCAGGTTTGTTGCGGTATGGTATTTGTGTCCAGTTTCTTGGAAATCCCTGAAGTAACTCCGTTTCAATGGGGGTTAATCTGCGGATGGCCATTGGTGGCTTGTAGGTGTCCAAGGATATCGGTTGGGCAACGACATTCGTGCTTCGTACATCCCCAACATCAAAGCAGTTAAGAGTATTAGCGGTTTCATCCTTCTCCCAAGTTTCAAAGTCGCTATCGCTTTGAGCTCTTCTTACTTTACGAAATGGCTGCTGAACCAATGGGGTATTGCCTCCTCCCGTTCCGTATCTCGCGCTTACAGTATCGGCTACATCCTTTGGGCCATTGACCCTTGAATCGTTTGGATGTGATTCGTAGTAAAGAGGTTGGGCAACTGCGTGTCTATCTCCTTTTGTTAAAGTTGGAGATGGGTCATATTCTTGTCCAATACCTAATCCATTGCCCTTTCCATCTTGCTTATTTCCTCGTTTACCATTAAAACGTGTTGCTTGGTCGTGTATTGGTATCGGTTGGGCAACGGCGTGTGGCCCTTTCGCAACCAACGATGACATCGTTTCCCCTTCCTCAATCCTCGGCTCGTATTGTGCGTTCTCGCCCTGGTTGAATGCTGCTCGGTCGATGATTAGTGGCGCACCCTGATTGCGTTCGGGCTGAGAGCCCTTGTAATCCCTTGCGCATAAGGCGTTGCTTATCCTTGGGATGCCTGACTCTCCAACGCCTCCTTCAGCATCGGGGGTAACTTCTTCCCTCTTTTTTCTGCTCGGTTTAGGATTCCCTTGCAGGCTTTCGCGCTCAAATAGTACCGCTGCGGCAACTCGCCAATCTCCAAGGTATCCGACAACAAACACTCTTCTGCGTCTTTGTGCGACTCCGAAGTGTTGAGCGTCAAGAACCCGGTAGGCGAACCCATACCCGAGTTCCCCCAACGCCCCGAGGAAGGTGCCAAAATCCTTTCCTCCGTTACTTGACAGCACACCGGGGACGTTTTCCCAGACAATCCACCTTGGCTTTTTTGCGTCAGCCAATGAGAGAAAGGTGAGCATAAGGTTTCCTCGTGGGTCAGCAAGTCCTCCTCGAAGGCCAGCCACGCTGAAGGACTGGCAGGGTGTTCCTCCGACCAAAAGGTCAATTGAACTGGCTCTGAATGTTTCATTTTCTGTTAGTTTAGTCATATCCCCCAAATTTGGTACAGTGGGGTATCTGTACTTCAGAACTTCTGAAGGGAAGTGTTCAATCTCGCTGAACCACTGGGCTGTAAATCCCAATGGCTCAAACGCGACTGAAGCAGCTTCAATGCCTGAACAAACGCTGCCGAATTTCAAAATGGTAGATCGTTTGATTCGTTGCGACTGTACGACTGCGCTGGTGCTGGACGCTCTGCGGTCTGCTGCTTGACCTGCACGTTGCCGGCCAAGAACTCGCCCTTAGCGCCTTGCTTGCGCCACAGCGCAACTTGGTATTCGATGCCGTTCAGGAGCAGGTTGCCCTTCCACGAGGGAGCGTTAGCGTTGTCGGAGTTGTTGGTGAAGACGCTGATGTCGCCGTCTTTCTTTTGGTATGTACTCATAGTTGGTTTGGGTTTAAATTTTTTTTGGGTTATGGTTGTAAAGATAGGGGTGGTTCTTGCCATTCTTGGCACTCGTTCTCAAATGCGGCGTCGTGGAAGAAGTCAAGCGGCGTCTGATCCAGCCATGATTGCGCGCTTTCTATTTCGCTGTCGCTCATCACGGCTTTCTTCCATTCAAATAGCACTGGCGGAACTTCCCCGACTTTGACTTCGGGTGTGGTTATGTCAAGTTTTATGTACTTGAAACTTGACACCCAAGCGTCAATGACGTCGATGCTGCCAGCGTGTTCGTGATTCCAGTCGTGCGCCTCGTATTCGATGTGGATTATTGGTTCAATGAATCCGCCGTTGTGCGCGATTGGGTAGAAGTGTTTGAAGGATCGTTCTCTGGTCATAGGTCGGTTTGGTTTAGGTGTTCATACTTTTTTCGTTCTTCGGTCACGCCGAGGTTGTACGCGTTCTGCATGTCTTGGAGTGCGCTCCGGTACGCCTCCGCCCAGACCGGGTAGAGGCGCGCCGAAACTTCAGGCGATACGTTTTGGAATAGCTGGCCAACAAGCGTCACGACCTTGCCAAGCTGCATATTGTGGTGGGAGAGCGACATCATCGCTTCATCGCGTTCATATGGTGTCATCGGAAGGTTACGGTTAGAGTGGTCTTGGCTGGCTTCACTGGTACCACCGGCACAACTTCGCCAGTGTTCGGATCGACGATGGCGGCGGTGCCTGCCATCTTAAAAGCGGTCTTGACTAACTCGTGTCGTGCTTTGAGGCGGTCTGCCAGTTCAACGCAGACTGGATCTTGTGTAAAGTCCGGCACGTCACGCGGCTCGCGTAGCTGAACGCTTGCACCGTGAAATTTGAACTCGCCCTTGCCGTAGGTCGCAGCGGTGTCTTTCGCCAGTTCTTCAGTGCGCTCGATGATAGCCTCCAGCGCTTTCACAACCGCCTTGCAGCGGATGTGAACGGAAAGCGGATCAACGTGACCGTCCATTACTTCGGCGGTGACGTGGTTGACGAAGGCCTCTATCTCGGCTTTGTCGATGTTGGTAGGAAGCGTTAGCATTGGTCACCTCCTTGCAGTTGAGCGATGAACTGTTGGCGCTCTTTCATCTGACTTTCCTTGAAGGCCAGCAGATCCATATGCTGCTTCCAGCCGAAGGCGTAGCGCTCTTCGCGTTGCTTGTGGATGAACTTAGTCATCAGGTTTTTGGCTTCTTGCTTTTTCATTGGTTTGGTTGGTTTAAAGGGTTGAAAGATATTTGATTCCTGATTCGTACTTCGCCGCATCCCAGTTCTCGCGCGCTTCCAGTTTGTAGCGCTGATCGGGATCGGCGACCTTAGCCATCAGCATTTGACCGTATTTGACGCGGAGGTCGGTGAGCATCTGCTCTTTGCCGATTGCCAGCGTCATCTCTTCAGCGGTTGCGATGCTTGTTTCCAGTCCGATGCCGAAGTTGCCAAGCGCCCTGCCCCACGCGGAGGACTCGCAATTCTCGACGTAGCTGGTCTTGTTGATAGCGCTACTGGTGCGGTCCTCCTGCGCCATGCCGCTGGCGACGATGCGGCCATTGGGATCGGTGATGAGTGCGTTAAGCACGCAGAAGTCGGGTGTAAGCTGCACGACTTCGGTGGTGAGGGAGTGGTCGGCGAAGTTTGCGCGGAAGTATTTGAGGCGCTCGACTACTTCGACGTAGGGTTTACCCTTGATGTTGGTCGTTTTGAATTGATGCATTTTTAGTTGGTTTAGTTGGTTGGTTTGCAGCGAAGTTCAACGCGGCGCGGATGCTGCCAAATCGCGCCCGGCATAGGGTGAGGGTGTCAGCCTCGCAGTAGACGGAAGTAAGTTGCATTTTAGATTGATTAGAAAGTGTAGGTGTCATCTTCTTTGTTGAGTTCATTGGTTTTTTTTAGGTACGCAAATATACATAAATAAATAATAGGCAGCGCGCAGAATGATATGTACCACCACCAGCGGTCATGAAAGTCTGCCATCATGTAGACCATGCTTAGCAGGAATGGAAGGATCAGGAGTAGGTTGGCCATTAGGAGAATAGGTTTAGGAAGTTAGACAATGTGCGGTCTTTGCCAAGCACTATTAGCAGCATTTGTATTTCGTTGAAAGTGCATTGGGTGTAGAAGTAGTTGGTTGTAAGGAACTCTATGCAGAACTCCCGGCTGTGCGGAAGTTCGTAGCTTTCAATAGCTGCGCGGGTTTCGTCGTTCATGCGATCCCATAGTGTTGGTGGTCTTTGCATTTTAGTTTTGGTTTAGAAGGTCTTGACGTGCTTGAAGGTATCTGCCGTAGAGTTCGTAGTTGAACGTCAGCGGCCTCTTGGTTTCGCTGATTGAAGGCGTTGGCGTGCGTTCCAGCATGTAGCGGATGTGGCGATGCCAGGCATAGAGGTGTGCAGGGATGAAGTTCATGGTTTGGTTGGGTTTAAGGTTGGCATTGGTAGAGGTGTTGATGATCGTTGAAAGCGGATGAAGCGGAACCAGTCGCGGTGTTGGCTGCGAAATAGCGCGTCTACAATTTGACGTGTCCGCGTCGAGTTGCTGTTCGCAGTAAACGGATAGTCGGCGTGCATTGCGTAAAGTCCGCTCGGAAGCTTGTGGATGTAGGCCTCAACGACGATGCCGTTGTCGAGGGTGATCGGTGTGTAACTGATGATGTCGTGGTTCATTGGGGTGGGTTGATTAAAGGTTAGTCGAAGTATTCGGTGGTTTGGATCTCTGCCAGTTCGTTAGTCCAAGCCTGCATCATTTGCATGCCATCAGGTGCGGTGAATGTCGTGAGTTGGCAATACTCGCCTGACTGGTCAAAGTCTTCGCCAACTGGTGTGCCGTCAATTTCGAGCATAGCATCAGCGAGGGTGTTGTAAAATCCGACAAGAAATCCCGATTGGTTGCGGTAACTGTCGACGCGGTAAAGGGTGTTGGTTTTCATTGGTTGGTTTTTTAAGTTGGGTTGGTTAAGTTTCTGCCGCTTTGGCATGTGCAAATATACATACATAAATATATATGTTGTATACTTTTTTGAAAATATTTTTTAACTTTTTTGAAATTTTATTTTTTACCTCAACCGCGCGAACAAAACGACGCTGGCGAGCAGTCCCAAAATCGCCCCGACAAGCAGTATCGGCCACCTGCTTTTGCGCTTCTTCGGCTCAACGACGACAGTGCGCTCTACGATTGTCGTATCACGCAAAATAAGCCGCTCTACGACCGTATCTCTGCGTAGGCGTATGACAATGCCACTGCCTGAATTTACGACGCTTAGAACGCTTGTTTTCGCACTGTCGCGCAGGGCGAAGCGGCGCACAACTCCAGCGCTATCGCAGAGGTCAGGAAGCGTCAACTCCGTCAAGCTGCCAGCGGTCACGACTTGCCGGTCAGTATGAACGATAGCACTGGTGCGGATCACCTCCGCAGGCTTCCGGCAGCAGCCAAAAAGCAGCATGCTAAATATGAGCGTACTCTTGGGCAGCATTGAAGGATGGGCAGGCTTTGGCTACTTTCGGGAAGTCACGGTGGCCGAGGATTTTAGCCGCTGGGTACTTGGCGCGCCATTCGTGCAGGACCTGTGAGAGTGCGTCTTTTTGGCCTTGCGTGCGATTGTCAACCGGGTTGCCTCGGCTGTCAACGCCGCCGATGTAGCTGATGTGGAGGCTGACCGAATTGTAGCCGGCAACGCCGTTGCACACGGTGTCATCGGGTGCCAGCGTGATGACTTCTCCGTTGGGTTTCACGACCTTATGGTATCCGGGTGACTTCCACTTCAGGTTTATCCGCCAGTAGTTTTGGATTGATTCAATCGTCGTTGAGTGCGGTGTCGCGGTGCAGTGAACTACGAGGTATTTGATGTTTCGCATTTGGCCTGTTTAGGTTGCAAAATTACTTAATTCCATCGATTTCGATGGGTTAAAGCTTACACCCCATCAGGTACGAATCAATGCGCCTCCTACCACTTTACACCCTATCGGGTGCTGGTCGTCGTAAACGTCGCATCAATAACGCGGGTTTCTATTTTCTTGTTATTAATGTAGATCAGCTTCAGCTTCATCCAGTAGCCGCCCAATGGCTTCGGCGGTCTGCCTCTTTCGACGTGAAAGCCTCCAACGCCGCCATCGTATTCCTCCTTATAGGTCGCAGTCCTGATCTGATGCAGAGGCCGCTGCCTTATCATGTAGTCGCTTCGGTTGAGGTAGCTGATGACATTGACATGATGGTACAACTCATGCACGTGACCTTGCCAAGTGCAGTCGTAGCCTTCCACCATCGCCATGATCCGCTGGTCCTGGATGACGCCTTTGGTCACTACGCCGCCTCCACCTGAGCCGTGAAAGTAGTGCATGGCGAAGCGTGTGTAGTGCTTGCTGTTTGGTGAATACGCAAAGCCGAACAGGATCGCGCCGCCGTAGCCGCCGAGCTGAACGTCACTTCCGCACTCGTGGTTGAGTAGAGTGACAAACATCTGCAACGCGTCGAACTCGACATTGCGGATCACGCTTGTTTCGTGGTTGCCGTAGCCGATCAGCGCGATGTGCTTGGCATACGGTTTGAACCACTGCACCGCGTCGTTGACGACGGCTTGGAGGTAGTTGCCCTGGTTGTGTTCAGGTCTGATCTCATCCTTTCCCCTACGTGGATCGCCTCTGCCTTGCATGAGGCAGAAGGTGTCGCCGTTCATGATGACCTTGGCGTTCCGGCGCACAGCTTCGTCGAGGTGGCTTTTTAGCAGGTCGCGATCGCACTTCGGGTTGTCCCAGTGCAGGTCGCTGACCAGCAGAAACTCCGCCTCCTTCCCCTCGCAGTCAAACGTGTGAACGTTGGCTGCGCGTCGGGTTATCTTCATGTTAGTTGTTTGGTGTCGACTTGAGCAGCTTCATGATGCGCACTTCCAGCACCTCCGTTATCTTGACGCCCGAAAAGCCGACGATGAAGGCGAGGCCGTACTCGATATTCGCCGCTTGAATGTTGAGGATTCCAATGATCACAGGCGCGATGTAGGTTGCGGAGAGTGTGCCGGATAGAACGGCGATTAGCTGCATTTTCCAGTTCTTCATCTTAGGCGCAAGCAGTAGTGCGCCGAAGAATCCAGCGATAGTTAGGCCGAGGTTGATGCCGATGGATTTGAGGAAGTCGATCATTGTTAATCTTCGTTTAGTGTGTTAGATACGTCGTCGCGCTCGGTGTAGTCCTTGCCATACTGCTCATCCCAGCCTAAAAAGGTATGCACCCCGACAGGCGGAGGCCAGCACTCGAAGGGCAGGTAGGCGGCATTTGGCTCTGCATCCCAAAGAATGTCGACGCAGTACGCGCCCTCTATTTCACCCAGCGGCACTGCGAAGCCTTGCGGCACTGGTAGCGCGGTGAATGTCGCTTCGTTGGGGAAGGCGTATTTGCGGAAGGTAGCCATTAGAGTCGGGTTAATTCGGCGAGTTGGTCGTTGGATAGCCGTGTGGTGTAGAGGGCAGCGGCGCGGATGCGGTTGTTGAGGAAATTCGTTGAGGCACTTGTTCCAATCTTGCCTAAAAAAACAGAAGTCGATGCAGGCACTCCACCGCTACTATCAGTGCCAATTTGTGTGCCGTTGACGTAAAAGGCGAAGTCGCCACTCGCATAAGTCAATGCACACTTGTAAACACC